AAGAAAACATGGCAAACTATAATGAAATATATAATTGGATGAGAGGTTTAGGTAGCCCAGAAAGCTCCGATGAATATACAAATTATGTTCAATCTCAAATATATAGATTTCCAGGTAAAACTGTTGTCAATGCAACAGCCGCTTTAACAAGTGAAGCATCGTTGTTCATTTTAAATTCTAATAATATTCCTTTTATAAAAATTGTTTTTCAAGAAGTTTTTCCAGTTGCATTAAGTGGACTAGATTTCGATTTGGGAAATTCGGAATACTTTCAAGGTTTAGCATCATTTAGGTATAGACAGTATAAGATTGAATCTGTTTAAACAGGTTTTTTTGTCGTATAAATAATGTTGTAATTTTTGAGATTTAAAAATATATTATTTATGGGAGTTATCAATGATAACATTGAATGAATTACAAGATCAATGGACATCAGATTGCAAAATTGATGAATTGAATTTAGGTACCGCGTCAACTAAAACACCTGAACTTCACTCAAAATATCTTAACCACCTAACAACATTTAAATTGCAACTCAGAAAACATGAGTCGCAAATGTTATCTTTGCGTAGAATAAAGTGGAAGTACTACAGAGGAGAACTCTCTAAAGAAGAACTATTGGAATTAGGGTGGTCACAATATTTAGGCAATCATCCTTTAAAAAATGAAATGATAGAATTTCTAGACAGTGATCCAGACGTAATAAAAGTTGTGGATAAGATTGAATATATTAAAGCATGTTTATATCAATGTGAACTTATAATGAAATCTTTGAGCAGCAGAACATGGGATATCAAGTCAGCCATTGAATGGCACAAATTTACAAATGGTCTAATGTGATAAAAGTTACTAAAATAAATGAAGTGTATTTGAGAGTAACTACTGATCCTAGTATTTCACAAGAACTCAATGACTTCTTTACCTTTGATGTTCCTGGCGCTAAGTTTATGCCACTCTATAAAAATAGAATGTGGGATGGTAAAGCGCGGTTATACAATATGTATAGAAGAGAACTATATGTGGGGCTATTGCCTTATCTAAAAGAGTTTGCAAATACATTAGAGTACCCTATAGAACTTGACATGGAGAATATAGGTGATCCAGTATCAACAGAATATGTTGAGAATTTTGCAAAGTCTTTAAAATTACAAAGTCAGGAAAAAGATATTGAAATAAGGAACTATCAAATTGAAGCAGTTAAACACGCAATAAATAATGGAAGAAGTTTGTTACTATCTCCAACTGCATCAGGTAAGTCGCTTATAATTTATACTCTTATAAGATATCATCAACGTTTTGATCGTAAACAACTAATTATTGTTCCTACCACTTCATTGGTTGAACAACTGTATGGTGACTTTCAAGACTATGCAACAAAAGAAAATTGGCAAGTATCAGAAAACTGTCACCGAATTTATGGCGGCAAAGAAAAAACAAATGATTATCCAATAACAATATCTACTTGGCAATCAATATACAAATATCCAAAGTCTTGGTTTGATAAGTTTGATGTAATATATGGTGATGAAGCACACCTGTTCAAAGCAAAATCATTAACAACTATTTTAGATAAGTGTGTAAACTCTAAGTATCGAATAGGAACTACAGGTACATTAGATGGATCCAAAACTCATAAATTAGTTCTTGAGGGTATATTCGGTACTGTAAAGCATGTAACTACTACTAAAAAATTGATGGACACAAATCGAATAGCAGAATTAAAAATAGTTGCTATGGTTTTAGATTATCCTGAAAGTGATAGAAAATCTATGAAAGATATGACGTATCAGGAAGAAATGGATTGGCTTGTTAGTAATAACAAAAGAAATATAATTATAAGAAATTTATCCATAACACAGAAAGGTAATACTCTTGTTCTGTTTCAGTATGTAGAAAAACATGGTCGAATAATATTCGATATGATTAATAATAAAATAGGTGATACTAGAAAAGTCTTTTTTGTATTTGGAGGAACTGATACTGATACTAGAGAACAGATTCGTGCTATTACTGAGAATGAAACCGATGCAATTATTGTTGCCTCTTATGGCACTTTTAGTACAGGTATAAATATAAGGAACTTGCACAATATTGTTTTTGCATCACCTAGTAAAAGCAGAGTAAGAAATTTACAAAGTATTGGTAGAGGATTACGAAAAGGAACTGATAAACTTTCATGTAATCTATTTGATATTGGTGATGACTTACAATGGAAATCTAAAAAGAATTATACTTTGATACATATGATAGAACGAATAAAATTATACAATGAAGAAGGTTTCAATTATAAACTAGTAAGGATTCCGATTGATGGACAATAATTATCAAGTAATTAGATTAATTAATGGTACTACTATTGTAGGCGATATCATCACATCTTCAGATGAGTTTATAATTCAATATCCTTTAGAAGTACATTTTAAACCTGTAATTAATTCCGAAGGAACACTTATAGGTGAACAAATGACATTAAGACCTTATTTAATATTGACAAGAGAAACTGAAGTTTGTATTGAACATTACAACGTAATGACTTGCAATCCTCTAGATGCTCGTTTAAACTTGTCATATGAAGAGATGGTATCCACTGCATATAAAAAGAATATTAATTTCGAAGGTAACTTCTACAAAGAAGACCACAGTGTAAAAAGTTCTGATGATTTAAGTGAAAATGAACTTGATTACTTGAAAGATTTACTTGATAAGTTACAGAGTGGTGATGAAGTCATACATTAGTTTATCACTTTCTTTCTAACAAACCAATTATATCAATTAGAAAAAACCATGTCAAGCATTATTTACACTTGACATACATAAATTATTGTAGTATTATAGTACATTAACGTGAGGTGTAAATAAATTATGGCAAAAACATCAGTTCATTATATTGACAATAAAAAATTCTTCCAAGCAATGAAAGAGTGGAAGAATGAAATTTCTATTTCTGAATCCGCAGGAAATAAACGACCTCAATGCACCAATTATTTGGGAGAATGTTTTGTTAAAATTTGCAATCATCTTGCATATAAATCTAATTTTGTAAACTATACTTTTCGAGATGAAATGATTCTTGATGGTATTGAAAACTGTTTACGATATGCTGATAGATTTAATCCTGAAAAGAGTGAGAATCCTTTTGCATATTTTACACAAATAACATACTACAGTTTTATACGCCGTATCAAAAAAGAAGCCAAGCACACTGAAACTAAACTTAGATATTTACAGAGTATTGACCTACAACAATTGTTAGATGAAATTGAAGGTGGTGGTGATAACTATGAATATCTAAATTGGATCCAAAGTCAAATAGACAACAATGCTAAACAAAAAGAAGATTTTGCTAAAGTATCACCTACAGTCTTTAAAAGAAGACCTAAATACTTTGATGAGTCTAAGTCTGAAAGTTCTTTAGACAGTGAAATTATAGATGATGTTGATGAGTTTGAATTGGATGAAGAAGTTGAAGAATTGCTTGACAAAGAAGTTTAAATGAATTATTATAGTGATAATAGATGGTTAATTTTTCCATGGGAAATTTCATGAGAACTAGTGATATCATACGTGTCGGTTATTATGGTGATGGTGTAAGAGGCCCCGATCACATGTACATTGTACATATGTTTGAGGACAACATTTTAATCGAAGCCCGTGAATTACCAAACAAAAGCAAATGTTATGCAGAATCTTTAGCTAAAAACTGGACTGAAGGCATCGGAGAATTTAAACATGATTAGTGAGTTTTTTCAATGTCTATAAAACCCAATCAACCTCAATTTGTAGTGGATTTAGAAACACTCAGTACTCGTGCTAACGCATGTATAGTTTCTATTGGTGTAGTTAAATTCACACTTGAAGATGGTATACTTGAAGAATTTTTTGTAAATGTTGATCCTGCTTCATGTAAAGAATATGGTTTACATTTCGATAAAGATACTATTGCTTGGTGGAAAACTCAAAGTAAAGAAGCAAGAGAATCATGGCAAAAAGATCCTATTTCACTGCCTGAAGCATTGTATAGACTTGCTGATTTTTATGAGAAAAAAAGTCCAATATGGGGTTTCGGTGCTAATTTTGATATAACAATACTAGAGTCTGCATATTATGCTATTGGTTATAATAAAGATAGCAAAGATCGTGAATATTTACCTTGGAAATTTTGGGACATTTATTGTCTTAGAACATTATCAAATATTTTAAATAAAAGATTGCAAAAGACTGGCATTAATCACAACGCTCTGCATGATGCTATTGCAGAAGCTAAATTAATTATAGAGATATTAAAATCATGAAAATTGAAGAATCATCTCAGTATCAGAATTTGATTGGTGAAAAAAAAGTAAAAGATAATAGACCCGTTTCTCTTTTAGATCACATGGAATTAAATGAAACTGAGAAAGAAAAATATACTGACCAAGATGAAAAAGAATCGAAAAAACTTTGGAAAGGAATGCCTGAGTTTGAACAAGAAGACAATGCAACATATAAAACAATCTATGTGCATTTCAGAAATGAATCTGATTATAAAGAATTTGCTAAATTAGTTGATCAAAAAATTTCAATCAAGACAAAGAGTATCTGGTATCCAGCACTTGATAGAACACAAAACTCTCTTCTTAGGTGGGTAGTCGATGATGCAGAATCCTGAGCATCCAGTTTATATTATATCAAAGGGTCGTGCTGACTCAATGATTACTTCAAAGTCACTTTCAAGGATGAAGGTGCCTCACTATATTATTATTGAACCACAAGATGAAAAGCCATATGAAGATGCACTAGATAAATTTAATATCAGACCTTGGGTCACTTTGATTGTCGCACCATTTTCAAATCATGGCGATGGTCCTGGTCGTGCAAGAAATTATGCATGGGATCATTCGATATATATTGGTGCAGAAAAACATTGGGTGATGGACGATAATATTTCAGACTTTTATAGACTACATAAAAATCAACGAATTCGTGTTGAATCTGGTGTACTCTTCTATATCTGCGAACAGTTTATTGATAGATTTGAAAACGTTCCTGTGTCTGGTTTGCAATATAGATTCTTCATTGCACCAAATCAGAAGTATCCACCATTTGTAAAAAACACTAGAATTTATTCGTGCCTTTTAATTGATAACAATTGCAAACATCGTTGGCGTGGTCGTTATAATGAAGACACCATTCTAAGTCTTGACGTTCTTAAAGATGGTGATTGCACAATCCAGTTTAATGCATTCTTGCAAGGTAAGGCAGCCACACAAACTGTCAAAGGTGGTAATACTTCAGAATTTTATCACGCTGAAGTCGGCTTTGATGATGAAACTGGTGAAGCAATTAAAGCAGATAAGTTAGTTGATGCGAAAGGCAAAAAATACAATGAGTCTGGTACAATTGCAAAATCACAGATGCTTGCTGATGTTCATCCAGATGTTTCTAGTGTGGTGTGGAGATATGATCGCTGGCACCATTATGTTGACTACTCTAAATTTAAAGGCAATCAGTTAAGATTGAAGCCAAACATAATCATACCAAATGAAATTAACAACTATGGAATGAAACTTGATACCAATTGGAGAAATTAAAGAAGTTTTTGACTGTAAGGTTTAAAATTAATTTAATCTTGACAAGCACTAAAAATGTGTGTATATTAAAATATAGTATTAATAATCATGTAGCAATTCAATCAGGAGTATATCATGGATACACAAAAAGTTAGAAACGCAATTGTAGAAGTGTCGAACGCAATGACAAGAGCGCAAGCTGAAAGAGAACTTATTCGTGAAATTGCAAAGAAGATTTATGAAGAAGAAGGTCTTAACAAAAGAGTGTTTCGTAAAATTTGCACAGTGTATAACCGAGGCAACTTTGCAGACGAGACTACTCTGAATGAGGAGTTTGAGACTACATTCACTAATGTTATGAGTTAATTATGAATATATTTGCCCTACATCAAGAAACAAAACCTTCTGCTATAATGCACTGTGACAAACATTGTGTAAAAATGATTGTAGAATATGCTCAGTTGATGTCCACAGCACATCGCTTTCTTGACGGTGAATATTATGCAGGTAAAACAGTAAAAGGTCATAATATCAAGCGATATCGTATGAAACTTGATATTATGGAAAACAACTTGTATAAGGCTAGTCATATTAATCATCCATCAGCAGTGTGGGTTCGTCAATCAAAATACAATTATGAATGGTTGTATTCTCTGTGGCGAGAACTAATGAGCGAATATACTTTTCGCTATGGTAAAAATCATGCGTGTGAAAAACTTATACCGTTTCTAAGTAATGTACCTAATAAAATTGGTATAAATCAGTTTACGATGCCTACACCTGCAATGCCAGACATTTATAAAGTTAGTAGCGTAGTAGAATCATACAGAAATTATTATCGTGGTGATAAAAGAAGATTTGCCACTTGGAAGAATCGTAGTGTACCGGAGTGGTTCTAATGAAAATTGCACTAGTAACCGACTTGCACTTTGGCGCGAGAGGTGATTCAGTACCATTTGATAATTTCTTCAAAAAGTTTTATGATGAAACTTTTTTTCCTTATCTGGTAGAACACGGTATTAAAACTATCTTTGATTTAGGAGATACTTTTGATAGACGTAAATATATTAATTTTAATAGTCTGAGAAGTTGCAAAGAGTATTTTTTTGATAAAGCAAGAGATTTAGGTATTGATATTCATATGATACCAGGTAATCATGATACTTATTTTAAAAATACTAATGATGTAAATTCTCCTGATTTACTATTGAGAGAATATAGTAATATAAGTATATACGAAGGTCCCACAGAAATTACTATGGGCAAGACTAAAATACTTTTTTTACCTTGGATTTGCACAGAAAATTACAATGAAATCATGGAAAGAGTTAAAAACACAAGTGCAACAGTATGCTTTGGTCATTTTGAATTCCTCGGTTATCAGATGTATCGTGGCACCCCTAATCCTCATGGCATGGATCCTAGTATTTTTAGTAATTTTCAGCGGGTTATTAGTGGTCACTTTCATCACCGCCACACTAGAGGCAATATTACATATATGGGAAACCCGTATGAAATAACCTGGGCTGATCATGATGATCCAAGAGGGTTTGCTATTTTTAATTGTGACAATCAGGAAATAGAATATGTTGATAATCCGAATAAAATGTTTGCTAAGTTATATTATGACGATTCTGAACCCGGAAGCATTGCAGCTTTTAATAATTATCCTTTTGAGCATCTACAGTCAAAGTGTGTGAGGCTTATAGTAGTTAAGAAAACAAATATATCTTTGTTTGAAAAGTTTATTGATAATCTTTATCAGCAAAATCTTATTGAATTAAAAATCATTGAAGATTTATCTGAGTTTGAAGATAATGATGTAGGAGAAGATGTAGACTTAGAAGACACCATGACACTTCTTAAAGAATATGTTGACGGTATTGAGTTGAATGTTGATAAAGAAAAACTCAAAAACATGTTACAAACTCTATATGTTGAAGCGCAGGACGTAGCATAAACTGATGATTAAATTCAAGACTATTCGATGGAAGAATTTTCTGTCAACGGGCAATGCCTTTACAGAAATAAAACTAGACAAAAGTTTTAGTACTCTTATTGTGGGTGAAAATGGTTCAGGCAAATCAACCTTGCTTGATGCAATTACTTTTGCATTGTTTAATAAACCTTTTCGTAATATATCTAAACCTCAGTTGGTAAATTCAATTAACAAGAAAAACTCGTTAGTTGAAGTCGAATTTACAATTGGCACTAAAGGGTATGTTATTCGTAGGGGAATAGCCCCTAGTGTATTTGAAATTGAAGTTGACGGTAACTTGGTCAATCAAGATGCTAGTGTTAGAGACAATCAACAATACTTAGAAGAAAATATATTAAAACTAAACTATAAATC